TTACAGTCCGATGATGTCGTCCTCTCTGCCACTACCTCCGGACACCTCCGGCAGCGTCGGGTCCGGCATACCACTCGCCGCTTCACGAGCAGACTTTTGTCGATGGCATTCGGCACAGAGCGTCCAAAGATTCGTCTCCTCATTACCACCACCGAACTGAAGTGCAATTCGGTGATCGAGTTCACTGTCACAGAGGTCAACCACACGACCACAGATACAGCACTGCCCGGCGTCCCTCAGCCAGATATGACGCTTGAGGGAAACACGTGCACTGCCACTGACACGACGCTGCTCCCCCTTCAGAATATTCACCCGTCGGGTATTCAGTGTTTTGATTCTGCTCTGGAGTGTACGAAGCTCAGCCATGTAAAATCCCCGTCATATGGCAATCAGTAAAGGAAATAAATATGTCATCGAAAAACCGGACCCGCAGAACCACAACCCGCAATATCCGTTTCCCCAATCACATAATTGAACAGATCAACATCGCCCTTGAGCATAAAGGGTCCGGTAACTTTTCAGCGTGGGTTATTGAAGCCTGCAGGAGAAGGCTGGCAACAGATGCAACGCATCTGCGCCCGGCCAGCATGACAAATAACGAGAAATGAACGTTCGGTTTCTTCCACCATCGCACCGGACAGGCGACTATGAGGGGACAACGCCGCGCTCCGTTAACGCGGTAAACCCCGGTGTGTATCGTTTTTGATTATCCCCGCACACTCGCGCAGAGGAGTCTCCCTGTCGGGCTGCGGTCTCTGTTAATGCAGGAATACGGCGACAATACCGCGCATGGATAATAAGGTCGCTCAACACACTGGCTGTAATGCAGCGGATACCATGCGGCATTTAGCGGCATTCATCGTACACTCCACGGTTAGCTCTTCATTCGTGGCATTCACCTGAAAGGTCCGGGAGTGTAATTGCGTACATTTACCACTGAACGAACCTTCAACAAGAACACGACCACGCTGCAAAATACGGAACGGAATTGTTCCCTGAAAAGGTTCTACGGTTACCCGTAATTTCTTCATGTATCCTCCGGATAATAAAAAGCCAGCTTAGTGCACTGAGTGCGGATATATTCCTGCGCCCCTTCCAGCTGCTTCTGCATTGTCATCAACCGTTCTCTGAGGATGAAATAATCCCGTTCAGCGGTGTCTGCCAGTCGGGGGCCGGTTGCATTATCCACGCTGGAGGTGCCGGTGGCTTCACGCACGGTACCGGGGCAGGTGGCGTTGACCCGCAGGCGCTTACGACCAGCGGCAACATCAGCGCGCAGAGTTTCATTTTCAGCTCTCGCATCGGCTAATTCCTTCGTGTATCTGGCATCAAGCGCAGCGACATCTCGCTGGCGCTGCTGCATGTCAGTAATAGTGGCATTCGCCAGTTTCAGCTCACTGACTTTTTTATCGCGCTGCGCTTTGTAGGTGATGGCGTTATCGCGGTAATGATTCAGCCCCAGACTAAGCACACTACAGGCTACCAGCATGACAATAATCACCACACACAGAACACGGTTCATATCACCACCAACGGATTGCCCAGACCAGAACAGCAATGGCCACAATACGAATGGCAAATGCCATTGCCCGAATAAGTTCAGCACTCATCTTTTTAAAGTTCACGATTTCAGCGCAATGACCAGTTTTGCCAGCCCATACAGCATCGGAGACACAGCAATACCAACAGCCACCCACTTAATAGCAAAAGCCAGCGCTCTGCTGATGTCATCAGTCACTGTCACCCCAGCAGCCCCGACGAAGACAACATCACCCAGGCGAGGGACAGAAAAAGAGCAACCAGCATTAGTGAAAATGAAATACCGACAATCACACACAGGACCTTTGCCGGCGTTATGAGTTTGTCTGACATAGCTACCCCTTAATTGCCACAATTAACTGGGATACTACCCATAAAAAAGGGATGCTCCAGACCAGCAAAAATTTCCAGTTTGGTAATTGACTAATCATGAGTCGCAACTCCCTAATCAGTTTGCTAAAATCAATCAAGGCAGCCTCCCATAGCTTACTGCCATAAAAACAAAACCCCGCTTGCTGCCAACAAACGGGGTTTTTACTTTTATTCACTTACGTTTCGCCAGTTCGCAGGATTTCGTGTTATCCGCCCGCGTGGCCATGCCTTATTTTTCAGCAAAATATTCTGCTTATCTGTCGATACCCCAGCACGCCAGCGCGCTCTCCTGGTCACGACGGGATACCTGACCGTAGCAGTTGTTTGAACGAATACGGCAGTCTCTGCCACCGTCCTTAATCCACCAGCGAATCGCCTCACACGCTCCCCTGCGATCACCTGCATTAATTCGTTTATAAAACGTCGACGGGAAACACTTACCGGGACCAATGTTGTACGGACAGAATGACGCGATCCCCGCTTTCTGGGGTTCGCTCAATGGCACTTTGATGTTTTTCTCCACCCATGCCAGCGCCTTATCACGCTCAATGGCGTTAACCCGGTCGCATTTTCCCTTCGACAGCTTCATGCCAGGAATTACAGGCTTACCATCCACCCGGGTGGCTCCACGGCAGATGGTCCAGATCCCCGCACCATCACGGTATGCCGTGGTGTGGTTACCTTCCTTTTCATCCAGAAACTGGTCGAGAATGTCAGGCGCAGGCGCACCAGCGGCAATCAGCGCCAGAACGGCAGCCGACAGGCCGTATTTGATTTTGGTGTTCATGGATATTTATCAGGATTTATCGGCAACAGATAACGAGCCAGCTTATATACGTCCTTTAAGATAAGTCAGTCCTGGATGAAACCAGTAAGCCGGCACTTTTTTAAAGGGCGGATTATCAAAATCACGAAGAAGAGCCTCCCGCACAACTGCATCCTTGTCCGCACCACTGGCCAGCGCTTCAATCTCAGCAGCTATCTGCAGATATCCCATGCAACGACCAATGCACTTCATCAGCCCCTGCTTTTTATTGTTCTTCAGGTAATCAATGGCAAATTCAATGAGCGCCTCACTATGCTGGTGCGATGGCGGTGTTAATTTCCCATTTTCTGAGATGGTTATTTTCCCGCCATCTCCGTATACAACAAAGGATGGCCGGTTACACTCCCATTCCTGATCTTTATCAGGTGCAGACGCAATAAAATAACGTTTATTTCCTTCCTCTCCGGCACTTTTAACCGTAATGGAGTACTCAGACTGCAGACAAGACGCCTCTTTTTCTGACCGCAGTGTTGACGGCGGCATCTTCAGAGAACAAGTAATTATTCCCGGTAGTTTTCCTCTGTAGGTTATCAACACATCCTGCGCCTCTAAAATGATGGGGCGCTTTTCCTGCAACGGTTCGTTCCCTTCACATAACCCGGTAGCAACATCCATGAAAAACTGCTTCGCCTGCTTTTTCGCCTCCGCTTCGTAAAACTCCAGCGTGGCACCTTCAGTACGGTCAAGACTAATCGCCACATTTGGCAACAACAGTGACGGATACCCACCAACTTCCAGTGCCACAGTAACAGTAATCTTATCCGGGTAATTATTTATCCCTTTAACAACCAGTTCGTATTTTTTCTTCATCGCTTTACTCTCCCCGCGCCGCCTTACGACGGTCCTCTCTGATTTTGAAATACAGGTTAGTCAGATATGTCAGCAGCCCAAACAGCAGACTCCCCAGCACGCCTATTGCCGCCCACTGAGACGGGGAAACCCTGTCCAGCAACTGCAGGAACCAGTAGCCCGTTCCCACCGCTGACGTGGTGTATGACACACCTGTTGTGATTTTTTCCATCTGGTACATACCCCGTCTCCCGTTATCCGGAAGCTCACAACAACAAGTGGGGCATCAGCTCACACCGACACCCCCTGCGCATGGTTACATCATCATTTCGCCGTCAGGCTGAGGCTCTTCACTACCGTCAGGCTGAGACCCGACGCCATCTGAAACAGTACTGTCATCCGCAATGCCTTCCGGCTCCGGAACCGCTGGTACGCCCAGCAGCTCATCCAGAATGGCATCCACTTCTGCATCAAGACGCGCCTCAAGGTTCTGGCGGAGTTTCTGTTTCAGTGCGCTCAGGACTTCTTCAGAGCGCAGGACTTCCTTCACTGCCTCAGCAGTGACCAGGGATGTGATTTCTGACATGGGATTTTCTCGTTGAAAGGTGTTGTCAAGAAAATGACTACGGAATGAGCGGATCTTCGGGTTTGCTTCCGGCTGACTGACTGGCGCTGATTCTCTCAGCGGCCCTTTTATCAATCTGCCTGCGCCAGAAATCGCGCACTGCCCTGTACCCACCCGAAAGAAGATACATAACACAGACTGCCGTACAGAAGTACAGCATCACCTGATGAATAAATGTCATAATTTCTTACCGTTATGGTTGACAATGAGAACTGTTTTCATTTAAAAAACCGATATACGAAAGCATCTTTTCTTTACATTCTCCATTGGGATTACCTCCGCCAGCTTCCATTCCTGCCGCTGGCGGCCTTTTTTTATCATGCCGCGGCATCCGCGTTGTTCACTTCCACCTTCACACTGTCAATCAGCAGCGTATATGTCGCCGCCTTTGATATGCCTGTCAGTTGCAGTTTGTCCGCCGCCCCTGATGCCGGAGATTTCACCAGTGTGAACGGCGTCCCCCGTTTCTCATCCAGTACCGGCGTCACCTGAATGCTGTTGTTTCCGGCAAACTCAAAAGCCAGTGTGTGCCATCCGTTATCAAAGACCCCGAACGTATCCAGCTTCGCATTCGGCTTCTTGTGGTGCATCGCGTTCAGGTTCGTCGCATCCGTCTGCAGGAAGAAGGACATCAGCATGTCGTTGCCTTCCTCTGCCAGCGTCACTCCCTCCGGCAGGGACGACAACTGCCAGTAAATGCCCAGGGCAAACTGATTCGGCACCAGTGAACCCGGCAACTTAAACCGTACGCTCACACGTCCCCCCTTCTTCAGTAACTCCACTCCCTGTCCGGCTGCATCATGCTCCAGAAACCAGATGTGGTTTTCCGGTTTATTCAGTTGCAGGGCCTTACCTCCCGTAGCCCCCGCATCACTGACCACCGCTTCAGCAATGTTTTTGTTAACATTGTCTCCGCTCGCCGGTTTGTGATAATAGCGCCAGCCCTGTGATGCCAGGTCTTCGCCGGACGCCAGCAGACTCATCAGGGTTCGGTTACTGACCGGGGCTTCCGGCTCTCTCTCCGTACCTTCACCGGAAGGTCCGGTGGGCTTCACCGTATCAGGCTGTTTTCCGGTAATGAATTCAGCGTTTCTCCCGGCATGCACAAGAATCGCCGTTGCCAGACGGTCGGAAATAATCCCACGACGTGCCCATGATCCAAAATGCGTTTTACGGTCAGCCGTCGTCCAGGTTTTGGCGTCCGTTCGACCACCGGCTCCGTAATACCCAATATCCGCAACATCCGGATCTTCTGACGGCTCGTTGGTACCCACATTTCGCCCGTTTTCATCCGTCATAAACGGCACAAAGAAGATTTTTTTTGCGGATTTCGTCTTGTATGCACCATACACCGCATCGTATTGCGAAGAATAAGTCTGCTTCCAGTAGTAGGTCGTGTCGCCACAAATCCAGGGAACTGATGACGGAGAGCCCCCGAGACACTGACCTCCGAATTCCGACAGGTCAGAACGATATTTTTCCACCATGGAATCAAACAGCCCCGGCTGAGTGGCGTATGCACCCTGTTTCAAATCAAACTCGCCCTGCATCCAGACCACTGCAAGCAGAATATTTTTAGGGTTGGCCTTCAGTGCGGCCTGAGTACGGGTAAGCAGGTCCTTGTACAGTGGCTTATCTACACCCCAGCGTGCCGAGGTCTCGCTTGCGCCGGTGGATTCGCTGAAGGTACCTTCATCGCCCGCCAAAAATGCAGAACCACCACGGCAGCACGGAACCAGAAGAATACCGGCATTCGCCGGAATAAACGGCAACAATTTCTTCGCGATATGTAATCCCTGCCCCACGCATCCATACTGAGCTGCGCTGGCTTTCGGGTGTGAAAACTTACTCAAATCCTGAACATCATGCAGGCAGTGGTCCGCAGGAATAATGTCATTGTAGTTACAGGACGCACCACCCGGCGTGACAGTGCTGCGACGCGCCAGCTGTTTAATACGCGGGTCCGGACGGTCATATGTCTCCGGCAGCGGAAGCCCTTCACCATACGCCATACCGTTTGACTGCCCGGCCAGGGCAACAACAAAGTAATACTCCGGGTTGCTGGTGGTGCTGATAACTGCGCCTTCTCCATCCGACGGCTTCACCACCACAGGTGTGGTGACATCACCTTCCGCCGCAATGGCCTGCATCAGGGTATAAGGCGTGATGGCCACCGGACTGCCAAATGGCTGCCACCCCTCCTTCAGTTTTTGTGTCAGTCGTTTCGCAAGGTCTGACGGCGATGCCGCCCTGACCACGTCATAGTGTTTAAATGCCATGAATCCTCCCGGCCGGGATAATATTGTGAGTAAAATAAGGAGCGGGCTGAAGTCCGGAAGTTACAGGACAATGGCAGAAGAGAGACGACAGCCCGCAATTCGAAAAAGACCGCGCAGTTGCGCAGCCTTATGAATTCTGGTTAAAATCCATTCGATTATAAAAATGTATATCTCATGCTGTTGCCCGAACCCACTCGGGCTTTTTTTTGCCCACAAGAAAGCCCCTCCGGAGAGGGGCTAAAGCCGCGTATCTGTATCATCATGCACATGATGCCGGGTGCCTCCCGGTGAGTTCAGTATCAGCACCTGAACCCGCACAGAAAGGATAAGGGTCGGTGACAAAACACCAGTTGCTGATTGCCCCTCCGCACAGGGGGATTCACCATGCCAGTTTCTTTTAACAAATTCGCCGCTAACAGGACAACATTCCGCTTTCTGAGTTGTGAGGAATTTAACACTTCACACCTGTGTGCATTTTCTACAGGCTGATCCCAGCACCACAATACATCACAGGCAACAGAAGCCAAATGCCCCACCACAGAAAAAACATGCAATTATGATTATTGTTTACTGCAAAGATGTAGAATCACGGTTTAAAATCCAGCACTCCATTGTGAAATACTTTATATACTTCCGGAGACGGCGGAACTGGTATATCAGCATGCTTCACCGCATTCATCGCTTCACGACATAAATCGGGGTCTCCACCTTCTCTTTTAACCTGTAGCAGAAGACCATTCGGGGCCATATACATTCTCAGTGAACACTCTTTTCCTGAATACTTACTCGCATCCTTTAACTGTTCTTCTATGGCTTTCCTGACCTGAATGGCATACTGCCTGATTTCTTCACTGGCATCAGGGGTACGTTCCGATGAGCTCAAATTTTGCGACTTTATTAATTTATCTGAGTGATACAGAGAAGCATCATAATTATTTGTCGATACATCTTTTGTGCAGCCAGTTGTCAGACTGGCTAATATCAAAACAAGAACTGGTACAGCACGGCAATACATTTATCCATCTCCATATTAACAAGAACAATTATCTATAAAATATAGTAAATATGCGGGATCCGGGAGGACTTGTAACTATCATCTCCGGATCAGCATGTAGTTTTTATTTTTCCGGATGATATATGCCGCAATAATACCTCTGCATACAGATGCCTGCAAATATCTGCGAAGCATCCGGCGAGAATAAACAAGGAAGTCTGAGGCTATCTTATATGATAGCCTGTTGCTCAAAAGACAATGATTCACTCATCAGAACCAACAACGCATAATGCAGATAATGGACCGCCATCGAGGACTCGAACCCCGCGCAGCCAGCTTCGAAGGCTGGCGCTCTATCCCGATGAGCTAATGGCGGTATGTGATATGGTGGCCCTTGCTGGATTTGAACCAGCGACCTGGCGATTATGAGTCGCTCGCTCTCACCACTGAGCTAAAGGGCCGGGCGCAGGATAATAACGGTACGTAACTAATTCTGCAATATCATCCGTTCTGACTGACTAAATCCTGAACTTCCCGAACCGTCTGCTCAAAACGTTCAGTCTCCAGCTCAACGCCTGTAGCACGACGGCCCAGTGCCAGTGCAGCTTTAACTGTTGAACCTGACCCCATAAAAAAATCTGCAACCAGGTCACCCGGACGACTGCTTGCGCTGATTATCTGCTGCAGCATTTCTGCCGGTTTTTCGCACGGATGTTTCCCGGGATAGAACTGCACCGGTTTATGCGTCCAGACATCGGTATACGGCACCTGCGCCGTCACGCCAAAATACCGCCGCAGTCGGCATTCACAACCACCAGCGCATTTAACGTTCAGGCACAAAAAAACCCGCTCGACGGCGGGTTTAAGCTGTGTGACGAAGTAACCACTCTTAACAGCATAACCAATTTTTTACGTACGTAAACTACTAAATGATATTTGTGAGAATGCCACCGAGTGTTCAAAACACCACCACAAATACATAAGAAAACTTCAACAAATAACCAATGAATAATTTCCGATGTTATTTTTAGGTTGTTTAAATTAAGCCAAAAAATTATAGGGCACTTATAAATAAGTGTCATTAATATAAATTAGCTAATAGATTTATTTTTGTTCAAACAAGAGCCATGAATAGGATTAGATAGAAAAGGTTCAGATAAAAATAGAGATCTACGTCACAAATTAAATGAGAAACTAAAACTTACATCTTGAAATAATCACATTGATTAGATGAATATTTATCGCGCAGTGACATCATTTTTTTATAATAGTTCAAAAAAAGGGCGTACAATGAAAAAATTAACAGTGGCAATTTCTGCTGTAGCTGCATCAGTACTGATGGCGATGTCTGCTCAGGCAGCTGAAATTTATAATAAAGACAGTAACAAGCTGGATCTATACGGGAAAGTTAATGCCAAGCACTACTTCTCCTCTAATGATGCAGATGATGGTGATACTACTTATGCTCGTCTTGGCTTCAAAGGTGAAACCCAAATCAACGATCAACTGACTGGTTTCGGTCAGTGGGAATATGACTTCAAAGGCAACCGTGCTGAATCTCAAGGTTCTTCCAAAGACAAAACCCGTCTTGCATTTGCAGGCCTGAAATTTGGTGATTACGGCTCAATCGATTACGGCCGTAACTTCGGTGTAGCATACGACATCGGTGCGTGGACTGACGTCCTGCCAGAATTCGGTGGTGACACTTGGACTCAAACCGACGTGTTCATGACTCAACGTGCAACTGGTGTTGCAACTTATCGTAACAACGACTTCTTTGGTCTGGTCGATGGCCTGAACTTTGCTGCTCAGTATCAGGGTAAAAATGACCGCACTGACGTAGCTGAAGCCAATGGTGATGGTTTCGGTTTCTCCACTACTTATGAGTATGAAGGATTCGGCGTGGGTGCAACCTATGCTAAATCAGATCGCACTGACGGTCAGGTCGCCTATGGTAAGAGCAAATTCAATGCCTCCGGCAAAAATGCGGAAGTATGGGCTGCAGGCCTGAAATATGATGCGAACAATATCTATCTGGCTACCACATATTCTGAAACTCAGAATATGACCGTTTTTGGTAATAACCATATTGCAAACAAAGCACAAAACTTTGAAGCAGTAGCACAATATCAGTTTGACTTCGGTCTGCGCCCATCTGTTGCTTACCTTCAGTCAAAAGGTAAAGACCTTGGTGTTCATGGTGACCGAGACTTAGTCAAGTATGTCGATGTCGGTGCTACTTACTACTTTAATAAAAACATGTCCACTTTTGTTGATTACAAAATCAACTTAATTGACGATAGTAAGTTTACCAAAACAGCTGGTATTGATACCGACGACATCGTCGCTGTAGGTCTGGTTTATCAGTTCTAATCTGACTTACGAAAAAGATATGTTGCGGGAGGCTTTGCCTCCGCAACATATAAGTGGAGCCCTCAAGCCACTTCCTTTAGAAGCACTACCTTGCTTCTTACTATATAAACCTTCTGTTATATATTACCCTTTATTTGGGGGCGTTTCCACGCCCCATTTTTAATAACTTTTAGTAAACAATTGCATATCAATTAGAATTATTAGCAACGATATCCATATCTAACCGGATATCTAATGCCATTAACATCCCTTCAATTATGCCCTCAGCCTTCTGTAACCTTTTCCCGATATAACCATCCGAGCAGCAATGCTTACTTGCCAGTGACATGAATGTCATACCACATACATAATAATCTACTAATAAATCGTGTAAATCGCTGTTGTTCTTTTTCAGACGGGCCATGCACCCGCAAATGATCATCGCGTCATCGTCACAACATTGCGGGCGAGATTTTACTTTTGAAGGAATTAATCCCTTAAAACCGGCAGCAATGGACGACCAGGTCACATCCTCATGATTATTTGCCGCCCATGCTCCCCAGCGTTCGAGAACCATCTGAATATCACGCATCAACTTTCTCCACAAAATCAGGACAGCACACCAATCGCCAGCGCGCGATCGATAAAACGAAATATCAGCTCCAGTTGGGAACCATACTTCTCTTCAAATGCCACGGTATCCGCATGCAGTCCGTCATGGTGTTTTCTGCACAAAGGCAACACAAAAAGGTCATGCGCTTTTGTACCCATTCCACCCTGACCATGACCAATCAGGTGATGAGGATCGTCGGCTGGCTTACCACAACATGCACACGGCTGCGTCTTAACCCAGCGCGTGTACTTTTCATTAACCCAGCGACGACGTTTGGGGCGTAACATAAAAGACTCCGGCGACTCCGGATCCACTTTCAGCGCCAGCACCTTTTTCGCCTTATCCCGGATGATGCTGGTGGCAGGAACCGAAGGCACAAGGTCACTTTCCCGAGTGACAGACGGCACAACAGGCTTCGGTAATCTCAGTGCCTTACGGGCTGCACTTTCCGGTAAGGCATCCGCCAGGTCATTACGAACCAGCCACCAGCACAGTTCCGGCATTGTCACAACGTGGCTGTCATCAAAACCGAGATCACGACGGACTACGGACAACACCCAGCGGGCACAGTTATCCGTTGCCATTGATTCCAGACGTTCCGTGAACTGATCGCGAAGCAGGTTATCGCAGTGCCAGCACAGACGGATTGCGCCCGGCGCGTGTCGCATTGTGGTCATGTTCTCGCTGTGCCATCCGGAATGAGGCCACTGGCAGCCTTTTTCACGAAGTAACCAGCTCTCAAGGCATTCCACGCCACCAGCACGACGGATCACCGCCTCATGGCGGAACACGGCCCGAACGGCAGGATCATCCGCCAGCGGTTGTGATGCTGCCGGAACGGCACCACTGGCAAAAGATGAATAACGTTCCGGCTCAGGCTCCAGCAGGACACGCCCCTGCATAAACAGGGGCATCAGCTCTGAACCGGGTCTGAACAAGACGATCCCCATACGCGGGGCAATTTCAGGGGTCAGCAGTGCTCTCACGGTCACCTCAGCGAACGGTATTGCATGAACGCAGGAGAAAAAAATTCAGCCATCACGCAGTAAACTCCTTCACCAGCGTTTCAAACTGGCTTACCTGTCCTTCCAGTTCCGCCACGCAATCCACCAGCTCATCCACCGCCTTTTGTGTGCGGTGTTTTGCCTGCAGCAGATCACGAAGCGCCGGAGTAAGCTGCTTGCGGAGCGTATCTTTTTTCACGCTCGTTTTTTCCATCTGTTCAGCACAACGAAGCATCTCCTGCGCCTGCCGACGAAGTTGTTCCGGTGAAACAGTGATTGTTCTGTTGTTCAAAATAAACGCTCCGTTTTACTGCCCGACATGCGGTTATTGCTGTATCTGCGCGGATTGCCCGGCGTCATGGGTGTGGAAAGAACCCGGGCACTCTCCTGGTCCACAGGCAGAAAATGTCCGTTATGAAAACGCCGGTAAATGGTCCCGAGTGTGCCATTACGCTGTTTCGTGATGTTGATTTCTGCTATGCCTCTGGCCTGTGTATCCGGGTTATACACCTCATCCCTGTAAAGCATCAGAATGATGTCGGCATCAGCCTCTATTTCCCCGGAGTTTTTCAGGTCTGAGTTCATGGGACGTTTATTGGGTCTGGATTCCACGCCTCGGGAGAGCTGGCTCAGAGCAATCAGCGGGAAACCGCCGGATTTTGCCAGGCTTTTAAGTCCCTTTGAGATTTCCCCCACAGCAAGGTCGTGACGCCCCGTGCTGCGGGTTTTAATCAGACCGAGGTAATCGACCACCACCAGCGCCGTTTCCGGGTGTTTCATCCGGTGGTGCTTCGTGGTTGCACATATCTCATCAATGGTCAGGTTTGCCTGATCCACCATCCAGATATTACGCCCCGTCATTCGTCCCACGCCCTGCGAGAAACGCGCCCAGTCTTCATCTTCAAAACGGGCAACAGACTTAAGACGGGATACCGGCATTCCACCGGCAGCAGACACCATACGTTCACCAATCTGGATGTTCGCCATCTCCATGGTGAACAGAAGCACGCCATGCCCCTGCTCAGTCACCTTGTCGATGATGTCCAGCGCAAGTTCGGTTTTCCCCATCGAAGGACGGGCGGCAATGAATACCAGGTCTCCGGGCTCCATACCGCCCGTTTTTGCGTCCAGTTCATCAATACCGGTCATCAGCGCCCTGGATTTCTCCAGTCCCTGATTGCGGCATTCAACACGGTCGACCACTTCCGGAAGGACATCATCAATGTGAACCGGCTGAATGACGCCCTTTCCGGTCGACAGTGAGGCCATCATGTTCTGCACATCCTTCAGGGCATCCTCGGCTGCTTCACAGGTATACGCATCACGTAAATTCTGTAATGCTTCAGTCAGTGTTTTTTCTGCATCGCGCAGTGCGGCATTGCGCCGCAACGCTGCGACATAGTGCTCCAGTGAAGACTTCACCCAGGTTTTGCGTCCGGTGTCGGTAATCACCGGGGCAAGTTCCGGCATCTCATTGCACAGCAGTACGGGGTCAATGACGCCGGATATGCGAGCCTGTCTGCAAATCCCCGCGTAAATATCCCGGTACTGACGCACAAAAAATACATCCGCCGGAAGTGTGGCCAGAATATCCATCACTTCCGGATCGGCCCCACGCAGAAAAAACGCACCGATGACAGCGCCTTCCAGGTCATCGTTACGCCATGCCGGGGTGTTCTGGCTGGTCATGCGGCAACACCTCCGATACGAGAACGGTAGCTGGGCCAGTTAAACGACAACCAGTTGCGCCCGCCATCGGTGATTCTGTCGGCAATCCGGGGACTGATGAACGCCCACAATTCTTCCGGTGAAAGGTTGCTGATCAGGATAGTTGGCAAAATACCCTCATACCGGGCATTGATAATTTCCTGCAAAATGGCCATTTCAGCCGCACTGCCAAACTGAACGCCGACTTCGTCGACAATCAGCAAATCCAGTGACGCATAATGCTCAATGACGTCATCCGCTGTTTTTTCACTGTCATTCCGCCAGCAGTTTTTCACAGCCCGGGTAAGGCGCATCACGTCGGTGATCTCCACACTGGCCAGATAGTTACGGATGATGTGTTTTGCCATTGATACCGCCAGATGATTTTTCCCGGTACCGCAACTGCCGGTCATAACAAGACTGGTACCGTTCTCCAGCATATCTGGCCAGTTCTCCGCATAGCGGCGACAGGCCGCAAGATTTCTGGCTGCGTCAGGATTAACCTCCAGATAATTATCAAACTCGCAGTCCCGAAAACGCAGAGCAATTCCGGCGTTATCAGTCAGTTCTTCCGCCTTGAGGGACGACAGTTCCATGGTCAAATCACTGGCCTCAGCGATCAAGCAGTCAGGGCAGCATGAAATTTTTTCTCTGTCCTCGCCATTACGATCGATCCACACCAGTATATGCGTACGATATTTACCGTGTTTTTCGCAATATCCGCGACCTTCACGCATCAGGCAGGAACGATAAGGCCATGGCTTTTCGCCCTTCTGAGCAAATGCAATCTCTGCCCGTAACTCATCCATTTCTGCCCGTAACTCATCCATTCGCGCCTGTAGTCTTGTTTGTTTCTCACGTTGGTCAATCGTCATCATCGCTGTCACCTCAGAATGTCAATTTGTTACTGGATTTACCGAATTTGTCAGACATGGCTCCCAGGCCAGCCAGGACATCGACCTGTCGCTGTCGCCCACCTCCGTGAGCGGCTGGCTGTTGCCAGTAATCTTCGAAGTGACGATCGGGTCCAAAGAACGTCGCAGCCTGCTTCACGAACTGTGTGCCGGTATTTCCTGTAGCACGTACCCAAGCGGCATACCGCTTCACGCCATCAAGCATGGTCTCCGGTTTTATTCCCTCCCTGATACGGGCTTTCCAGGCTTTGAAGGCTGCTGACTTGGAATTGCCACCAGCACGTTTGGGATATTCCTGCCAGGCCTGTTCAAATTCCGGTGAATATTCCTGTCGGGCAGAACGCGCTGGCGCAGACGCGTCAGCGGACGCATCAATAGTGTTTTTAGTCTCCGTTGTAATCTCTGTAGTAATCTCTGTATTTGTATCAACATTCGGCGTATCCCCTGTTCCGTTATGACGTCGGGGGGTGTTCCGTTTTAACGTAATAGCTGTATCGCTGATTGCATTATTGCTGTTACTTTCTGGCGAAACAGAAGAAGGTGTGGTGATGGCCGCAATTGCCTGTGGGTTGATCCCGACAAACAAAATATTGCTGCATTTCACCCCATCGAGCATTTCCACCGTGCGTAAATCCAGAGTAATAAACCCTGCATCGCGCAGACGCTTCAGCGCATCTGCGGTTTCCCTTTTCCCGAAACCAAACTGCTCAGCAAACGCCTGGTAGCTTCTTTGCAGTTTGTCGCCCTGAAAACGCTTGCGATATCCCAGCAACGCTCCGGTGTGCTCATCCCTGACCTCTGTCGGGCGGTACCAGTAAACGATCTCTGAAAGCAGAGCGATAGCCGTCGCATCCGGACGCCCACTGGGTAGTCGAATATATTTCCACCAGTTCGCAGGTGTAACATTGCCGGAAATATTAATTTGACCAATAGCCATAACTTCCGGTGTGGGGGCGTAACGGCTCATACAACCTCCTTCCGCGGCATGAGAATTGTGTAGCCACGCGCAGGTTGTAGTCTGGCTTTTGCATCAATAGTAAGCGTTGCAATTTTTCGGATATGAAGATAACCAGCTCTTTCCAGTGCCAGGGTTTCCCTGAATATCGCTTGCTTAGAACAACAGCAGAAATCAGCAAGCACCTGATGATCAATAACTCTCTCGCCTTCACCGTCTGAAGAACCCGACATCAAAACACGCAACATAATCAGGCGCTGAATCGGGTTATCGAAAGCACATCCGCACACAAACTGAAAACAGTTCACGCCACACCTCCCAGACGCTTAAACATTTTTCCAGACAGAAATACCGCCAGAGGGTAACTGATGGTGTAGCTACGCCCCTGTAGTTCGCACACGACTTTCTGGCTTTCAGCGTTGACTAGGCAAACCCGCAGAACGTGACCGTTGCTGGTGGCGAACCACTGCCCCACACGGGGGCAACGGTTGTATCGGTGATACAGGGAATTAACGATGTGGCGGATCATGGACGCACCTCCGCCGTAGTTACGTATTTAACCGGGCTACCTTTCATTGAGATGGTTTCACACATCTCTGCCGCTTTCAGTTCCGCTGTTTTTCTGGATTTATAGCGACGGTGCCAGACAGATACATCCGTGCGAACTGATACATCGTTTCTGTATTCCGTAGTGGAGATGATGATTTCGTAACTAATCATGGGCGAACCTCCTTGTCAGAACCATTCAGCCTGGAATCAACAAGTGCAGCGCCAAAAACAGCATCACCAACACGGTCGTACAGTTTGCTAGCCAGCGGAGATTCAACGGCCTTAAGCATTGGATAAAGCTGGCTTGTCCAGATTTGATGGATTTCACGCAAATGCAGGTATACGCCTCTGGCGTTTCGTGCGACAGCTGACATATCAACCGCGTCAGCACCAGATAAATTCTTCTCCATCTGGTTAAAGGCGTTGATGTATGCCTCTTTGAACCGGGCTGCACGTTTGCCAGTAAAGCCCATAGCAAGGAACGCGAAGCCATCGCGGGTGATTTGATAGCAAGGTAGTTTGCGGCCTGTGCAATCGGTGTAATCACTGGGCTGAAAATTCAGCTCAGTGAATTCAACAGAGCACTCAAGCGTCTGGATTTTTTGAATAACGTTTTTGTGCTGCTTGCAGAAATATTCGGCAACGGCCAAAGAAGAGGTAACAGCCTTCCCATGGATAACATCAATTTTAGGGTGAGTTTGGGTAGGGGTGGTTGCCATAGTGACATCCTCATGTGCGAATTTTGAAAACTCACCACATGGGACGCCAATCACAGAGGTGGTGAGACGTACAGGGTTGGCGTAACCGGTCGCACATGACCCCGGCGCATCTTTCGATGCCCCTGCACGCCCCACCATAATTTGGATGTGAGGAAACGTGCGCAAAAAAACCGCTGAAGCGCGGTTATGCGCATGTGCGAATTTCAGGACGCCAATCCCGGCACCCGCTTTATAAGGTGCGGAGACAGTGTAACGTCCCGAAATTGCAGAATCAATATTTGGTCTTGAAATGATCATATAGCTGCTGATATCTTTAGAACTGTTCTTGGATGTTTCGGAGCCGTTTTATGCGAAACAGCTCCCCGTTATTGATGTTGAGTGAGCCGGGTTACTCCCGGCTTTTTTTCACCGCTGCCAACCAATAACCTGAAATAACCCCATTTTCGGGTGATACCAGCGAGTCCCTCGCGGTTCTGCTTCCTCCATAACCCGATAAAAAGCAGCCATAAACGGTTCCACAGCAACAATTGCGCGACGTGACAACAATCCGTCCGGCGTCATGAACTCATGGGTGTCTGTAGGAATTTGATAGGCGTTCACCAGATTGCGGCATTTATCATCTGACAAACCGGTTTTTGCTTTCAGTTGGCGATATCCGGCATAGCCCTCACGAATAGTGCCCTTTTTAATTTGCTCGACTGTTTCAGCAACGTGGCTGACTTTTTCTTCCACCTGAGTGATCCGTTTCTGTTGGCGAACGGCTTCAAGAGCCATCGCGGCAACCATTTCGATTTCGCTCATTGGCTTACGGATCTGTTCTTCCAGTTCGCGCCAGCGATCTACCAGGCGAGATGTGAATTCAGGACAGAGCTGTGCGACGACAATGATGCTGTCGCGCTTACCTCGTTCACCTTCGAATACATACGCGCTAGAAAATCGGCGAGGCCCAAGTGATTGTTTATTCTCAATTTCCACAGTCTGTGGAAATTGGATGATTCCCTTTTTAGCCAGTGTTTCAATAGTTCTCTTAACACTATCTGGTCGGCTTCCCACCAGCTCTGCGATCTCAACGCTGGTCATGGATGCTTTGCCGTTAAAAATTGCGGTGTTCATTGTTGGTCTCCTGTGGGCTTGTCATCTTCTGTATTCGCTAGACTTGGGTGTGTATATGGAATGCTCGGATCCAGATGACAAAGAATGGCAACATCCTCCGGAACACCTCGCGTTTTCCACTTTCCAACACCTTGACTGCCACGAGGCCTTCCTTTCTTTGGGAACCTGCGACCAATAGCGGCATTGGTTTTAAATTGAATTTTTAATATTTCATAAAGGGTCATTCTTTAGTCTCACACCAGATACTTTGTTATTCAACGATGTTAACCACAGGAATCCAAAGTATCAAGAAATTCTGTTACTTTAGTATCAACAGCCATGAGAGGAGAAGAAAAATGAAGTCTTTAGGTGAACGTCTCATCAACGCACGGCAAAAAGCTGGGTTAACACAAGATGCGTTGGCTAAAAAAGCTGGGATCACCAGAGTTGCAATCAGTAAAGCCGAGCAAGGCCTTACAAAAAGTTTCAACGGTGACACCCTTTTTAAAGTTGCAGCTGCACTGCGGTGTTCACCGCAGTGGCTTCAGAACGGAGATGAAAAAGATAAGCATTGGGAAAATAATGTTAAGAGCTGCCCACAGAGAGACACAGCACACTCTTACCCTGTAATTAACTGGGTTCAGGCAGGATTATTCGCAACTTCTGGTGATGACTACAACATGTATGATCAGGATAATTGGAGGCATTCTGTAAAATACGCTGGTGAGAGGGGGTTCTGGCTGGAAGTGCACGGAGACTCAATGACTTCGCCCGTAGGAATAACATTTCCTGAAGGAATGTCGATCCTTGTCAACCCAGATAAAGAAGTTTTTTCAGGGTGTTACGTCATCGCCAGAAAAAAATCTACCAATGAAGCAACATTCAAAAAATATATTTCTGACATGGGAAAGGCGTTTCTAAAGCCCCTTAATCCACAATATCCAATCATAGAAATGGACAATGATTGCGAAATAGTAGGTGTTGTGGTTGATGCCAGGTGGGATATTTTCTGACCAGACACAAAACACAAAAAGAAACCAAAGTATCAAAAATCACTTGCCACACCTTGATACCTTAGTTACCATAAAACAAAGTTCGTAACTGAGGTATCATCTCATGATCAATAAAGCTACAACTCTTGACTGTCTCGAAGAACTGAAAAACCTCGGCAGCCTCATTACACTAATAGCAAAAGCAACACCTGATGCTACGCTCTCTAGCGATATAGAGTCATGCGCAGGACTGGCATGGGATATGACAAATAGCATATCCAGAAAGCTATCGTCAGCAATGCTTTTACAGAACAAAAATTCTGCAATCAACACCCGTCTTCGCACCCAACGCGAAGCCTGCGGCTTAACAACCGCCGAACTCGCCAGGCTGCTCGATCTCGATGAAGAAATTATCATCCAGTGGGAGAGCGGAGAGTATGAACCAACTATCAGTATGCTTATCCCACTGGCAAATATTCTTGGCTGCGATCCGATGTGGCTGTTAACTGGTGAGGTTACTCCTCCGGAGCAACCAAAAAGTGAGGAGCAGCAACACCATGACGCATCTCAACAAGTTTGCCCCTTATCTCGCGAAGCTCTTCTACGGAAGAACCAATACCAATGGTGACATAATCGCCGCTTCGCCCCTCAAGGTACATGCGAACATTTTTATCAATCATTGCGGAAACAGTCTCAATATGAAAACACTTCTGAGACTCGCTATATAGCAGAACATATAAGTCAGCTGAGGAAACCATGAAAAAGTTCGAAAACATAACTGTTCTCCATGTTGATGACTTTGATTATACAAACCCGGAACTTCTCCCGGAGGTTGTAAAGGCAATAGATGTTGCCGATATAGTGATTAGAGAAAAGAGAATTGTCAAAAACAGGCTCGTATGCACTTCAGGAGCAATGACAGAAACAACCTCACAGCAAGATAATTACGAAGGCATTTGCCTGGAGCCTGATTCATTTGCGGTAAATGTTTATCATTTATTGCATGCAACACAGGTATTACATATGTCCAGTAATCACGAAACGAAAACACTCGGCAGCGAAATTCTGAGTTTTGCATGTGAGTATACAAAAGCTGCTGCCGAAAAAGAATTAGCGCAATAACAACAAATATGCCCTGAACGTTTATTGCGGTTTTATCGCCGGGGATTGTTACAACCTTAAACCACAGGAGGCTTTATTGTGACTTTTATAAAGAATATGGCATCACACAAGACCGCCTGCCTTATTGCACAATACGGTGAAAATTACATGCATATTGCCTGCTTATTTCTGCGTAAAGCATACGGGAGATAATAATGCATCAGAAAACAGCAGAACACGAACAAACCAGAATATTGCTGACCATCAAAAACGGGAAAGTAATATTCATTCGCCATGTTCATGACGATGAACTTGTAGGAACTCTTTCAACATTCCTGTTTATTGCAGAAAAGGCAGGATATGACGTTATTGCACCAGCAGATGAAGATGAAGATGAGGAATAAATATCATGCAATACGATGAATTCCAGGCTGAAGCAACAGCCAATGGTATACGAACTGGCAGTATGACGATTGATTATCACGACGCCATACGTCGTCTGGATGCCGGAGAATTCGATACTCCTAATGTGCGAGGTTTACGTATCCTTCAGTGTCTGGCGCAAGCCGACGAAGCAGGATTACTGGGTAAACTTCCGGTTGAGATGAAGGTTGCTCAGTGGCGATGGTTGTATGTGACGACATTCATCAACGAAGAAGAAGACAAGAACGGCACAATTGATATCCTGAATGAACACGGAACAACTGAACACGCCGTGGTATATAACGGGATGTATGGGTTTATGACGATATATCCCGGCCCCATTCGATTTGCCTTACAACAGTATATTGAATGGAATTTAATTCAAAAATACGGCGAAACTGAAGGAATGGGAAGAGCGCTGTTTCTTTATCAGAAAATGCTCACTACTTCCCCTGATAAAGGTTTCATTCTTTCAGATATGGGTCGAGAAGGGCTTGAAATCCTTCTGGATGAAATTATTAACGAAATGAATACTCATGGCATGCAATCCGAAACAGATATTAAGTAAAAGGGACCACATGACCGTTATCGAGTATATCCAGGAAAATCCAGATTGCAGTAGAGAAGATATATCCCTCGCACTTGGAAGAAGCGCAACTTCTATCAGTAATGAATTATCACGGTTATTGTGGAATGGGTTAATAGTACGAACTGGAGAAAAAAACAAAATGATTCTGTACTGCGTAAACAATCTGCCGTTTGGATACAGCAATCCCCTAAGTGTTATGTTCAACCAGTTACTTAAACAGGTAAGAAATGGCAACTGACTCACAACTAACCATAGAAACGGCCCTGAATGTCGGCCTGGCGCTCCTTGGTTATTTTTACATCGTGTTCTGCAGCGGACGGTGGCTGTCGCTGTTGTTCCTGAAAAAATGGAATAAACGCCGTAAGCAGGATGAACGCCAGAAGGCAATGAATGCGTTTTCCGAAGCCTTCGGAATTGACGGCATGGAACCAGGGGATCCAGCTCGCGCAATCAGCAGAGGGGGTGTAGTAATCCTTGTATATCGGAGTGAAGAGAAAAATGACGATCACAAAACAACGAGTAGAAAAAATCATATATCGCCATGAAATGGGACTGAACAGCGATGTCACTGCCGAAGAGGTTTATGACCTGGCTGTACTGGCGCTGAATTTATCAAATATCGCAAACCTGAAGCGATACGAGCTTGATATGGATGGTTGCGACTCGTGCGGTCAGGATTGTGGCGCAGATATGACTGAAGATCCTGATGGTGATTATGTCCTGTTTGATGACGTGGTTAAGTTGTTTGAATTTGATACAACCACTCAAAAGTTAGAAATCCCGGCAAAGGAGGCTGCCAGTGAGCAAGATTGACTATCAGGCACTGCGCGAGGCGGCGGAACAGGCAACGCAAGATGAATGGGTAGCATATATTATGCCGGGTCATAACGGCATTTATCCTGCGCGCACGTCTGAGGGTAGGCATTGCGGATACTTTATTGACTGGCCTGGCGTCTGTCAGGGGCGGGAGAGCATCAACATGAGCATCAGAACCTACGCAGTGAATTGCAATGACGCATGGCTAAACACCGAAGGTGATGACATCTCCGGCTCATACGTTAAGTACAAAGACCATCAGGAAGTGGTTGCCGCTCTTGAGGCCAAGTGCGCGGCGCTGACAGCGGAGAATGCAGGAATAAAGTCTGCAATTCCAGAATCACGGGATATTGAGGATGACAATGACAATATGGATGACGTATCTCTCGCGGAAGACTTCGGGTTCAATCATGCAATAGAACGGATGAGGAGACAGATACCTGAAACGCCAACCACTGATGCTTTCCTGGCTGAAGTCCGGGCGCAGGGGGTGGATGCTGCTATAGAAGCTGCAAAAAATCTGGTGGCCCAAGAATATGAGTATAAGGATTTCAAAGCGGCGCAGAGTGATTGCTGTATGCACCCTGGTTCAGACCTGGTAGGGAAGGTTGAAATGACGGAGTGGTTAGTTGACTTTGCTGCCCAGCTTCGCAAAGGAGGCAACCAGTGAGCGAAATTAATTACCAGTCACTGCGTGAGGTGGCGGAACGTGCAATTCCAGCAATGGAACGCCTGTTAATGTTGCCAGCTGATGATGATTTGTTAAGTGAACAGGAACTTAAAGATTACGGTGTGGATATTGATGCGCTCAATGCCTTCAAATTTCTGACCGGACCAGAAACCGTGCTGGCACTACTGGATGAACGGGAAAGAAACCAGCAATACATCAAACGCCGCGACCAGGAGAACGAGGATATTGCGCTTACGGTTGGGAAGCTGCGCGTTGAGCTTGAAGCAGCAAAATCAAAACTCAACGAGCAGCGCGAGTATTACGAGGGAGTTATCTCTGATGGGTGCAAGCGTATTGCTGAACTGGAAGCGCGGGAAGTTCAATTACCGACTCGCTACGACCTTCGATATGGACACCCGATAAATGCAGATGAGCGACAAGTCATGATACCTAAAGAAAATGGCAGTTGGCTTTACCTGATTGACCTAGAACACGCATTACGCGTCGCTGACATTCGCATCAAAGGAGAGTGATATGGCAACTTTGACAAAAAAAGAACAAGCATGGTTGAGCGAATTACAGGACGTTCTTGATCGCTGCCCATCACCGAAAAAAATTGGTTTTTACACCATTGGCGATAAAAGCATTTACCTGTATGACCTGCGCCGCATGGATGAAATCATGGAGGCTCTTGATAATCGTTCGTCAATGGATTGGTGTGTTGCTGTTCATGATATGAATGCCGGATTTGATGAAAAGATTTTATTCCCCTCATCAGTTGAAAGTACAGCAGGATAAGGACTAACACATGACCACTATTACCAAAGAGCGACTGCTGACAATCAGGCAGTGGCGCGAAACATACGGACCTGGTAGCAACGTTGTACTGCCAGCAGAAGAAGCGGAAGAACTGGCACGAATTGCTCTGGCATCGCTGGAAGCAGAGCCGATAGGTTTCCGTTGCAGGCGCAATGATAACCTTGGTGATTGGAGTTACGTATATCATCGAGAGCCAGATGATTTTGAGCGCAAACATTTAGTGATAGAGGGCATTTACGCCGCCCCTCCAGCACCGGTAGTGCCTGAAGAAGCAACTCCGGAAAACGTAGAAATGCTCTCTGGCTATGTTTCAACGTACAAATTAACCGATAGCGAGCGCGATATTGCTGCCGAAATATGGAACGCCTGCCGCGCCGCCATGCTTCAGTCCGGAAACTTTCGGGAAAACAAGAATTCGTCAACCAATAATTTTCGGGAAATCGCGGAAACGTCAACCAACTATCCGGCAATTCCTAGTGAGGTGTTGTCCGCAATCCTGAAGGTTGCCAGGATTCGTGCCGATTTCGATGATTTTGACGGTGACAGGCGAGGTATCGGTGATTGTCTGGATGAGGCTGAGCAAGAGCTTATCGTTACCATTAACAAATATGCCAGTCAGTTGGCAGCAGAACCTATAGCGCCTAATGACGTTCGAGAGCAGACAGCCATTCCACAAGTTCCGGTAACTCCGGATGGTTGGATAAGCTGTAGTGAGCGAATGCCGGACGACAGGCAGGAGGTGAATCAATGAGCTGGCCTGATGCAATCGTAACTCTGGGGGTGGTCTTCGCAGCAGCGTTTGTTGTGTTCTCGATTTGTCGATGGGGATAACCACATGTTCGCTTTGATTCAACGCGGTCAGATATACACGGACAGAGCTGGATACCCCGTGGTGATTACTCGCATCACTGAGCACTCAGTGTTCTTTCGACGGATGGACGGACGATCCGGGCGGGTACGCATTGGTGAGTTAAACTGCCTGTTCGAACATATTGACCACCAGGAGTACCGCAAAATTCTCGCGGACACTGAGCAGGAAAAGCACCTGAAAAAATTACGAGCCATAAAAAGGAAGTAAAGAATGAATAAAGCATTTGAACGATGGGTCCACCAGCGTTACGGCAATCGCTATGACCTGACGCGAGATGTTGACGGCTTCTACTGTCGTGAAGTTGTGAAGCGAATGTTTGAAGTGTGGTGCCACTGCCGTGGATGAAAATTTTATGAGGTTGGCATGCAGACAATTATCTATCAGATAACCCCCAGCAAATGGTGTACGGAGAGAGTCCTCATTGCATCAACAGGGCTAAAGCCTGGCACCATTGAGCGGGCAAGAAGAAAGTCATGGATGCAGGGAAAAGAATACCGCCATTACGCTGTAGAAGGTGATCCGGGGCACTACAGTGAATGCCTGTACAACATCGAAGAAATTATGCGATGGATCGAAAACCAGAAACAACCAGGTGCCAAAAATGCAAGTTCCGGTTAACCTGTTAATGCTCCTGGACGTCTGGGAGGTTTAATGAGTAACGCATCATACCCGACAGGCGTTGAAAACCATGGAGGATCACTCCGTATATGGTTTCACTATAATGGCAAACGTGTCAGAGAAAACCTCGGTGTTCCTGACACAGCCAAAAACCGGAAGATCGCTGGTGAACTTCGCACTTCCGTTTGTTTTGCAATCAGAATGGGGAGTTTCGACTACGCCGCGCAGTTCCCTAATTCCCCTAACCTGAAACACTTTGGTCTGGGAAAAAGAGAGATAACCGTTAAGGCACTTTCGGAAAAATGGTTGGACCTTAAGAAAATTGAGATTTGTGCGAATGCACTTAACCGTTACCAGTCAGTAATTAAAAACATGTTACCAATGTTAGGTGAAAAAAAACTGGTTTCATCCATAACAAAAGAGGATTTACTTTTCGTAAGGAGAGATTTGTTGACCGGTTACCAAAAGCTTTCTAATGGAAAGACTTCTTCCATAAAAGGGCGCTCAGTGGTCACGGTAAACTACTATATGACAACCATAGCTGGAATGTTTCAATTTGCAACAGATAATGGTTATACCTCAGGAAACCCATTTAACGGTCTGGCTCCCTTAAAAAAGTCCAAGGTAAAACCAGATCCTCTCACCCGTGACGAATTTATTCGTTTTATTGAGGCTTGCCGTCATCAACAAACAAAAAACCTGTGGATTCTCGCTGTATACACGGGTATTCGTCACGGGGAGTTGGTATCGCTGGCATGGGAAGATATAGACCTTAAAGCAAGGACTATAACCATCCGTAGAAATTATACAAAACTTGGCGAATTCACTCCACCAAAAACCGATGCAGGCACCGGAAGGACAATTCATCTGGTTCAACCAGCTATTGATGCTCTTAAAAGCCAGGCGGAAATGACCATGCTTGGAAAGCAACATTCTGTAGAGGTGAAGCAGAGGGAATATGGGAGAACTGCTGTGCATAAATGCACTTTTGTTTTTAGTCCTCAGGTAACAAAACAGCAGCAGTTGTCCGGACCTCACTACAAGGTTGACTCCATCAGGGAGTCATGGACAAGTATCTTAAAACGCGCAGGTCTGAGACACAGAAAATCGTACCAATCCAGGCATACTTATGCATGCTGGTCACTTGCCGCAGGAGCTAATCCTAGTTTTATCGCAAGCCAGATGGGCCACACAAACGCACAAATGGTATTCAATGTTTACGGAGCATGGATGAAAGACAACAATCACGAACAGATAGAACTCCTTAACAAAAGACTATCTGAAAGTGTCCCATGTATGCCCCATAAGAAAGTTGGGTAAAATAAAAACTTGCAAAATCAGTTAGTTTACCCTTAATCCCTGTCACGTTACGCGCGTGGCAGAGGCGTTACGGA